CTTGGCGGGCTTCGGTTTCTTCGGTCTGCATCGTGGGCTCCTTCGGGTCGGGCGGGCGGCTTCGGCGTTTTCCGATCCGCTTCCCCTCCGCCCCCATTGTACCACGCGCGGAGCCCGCGTGCTTGACATGGAGCTGACGCTCCGCTGACGTTCCGCTGACGCTCCGGGACGGGACGGAAACGCGGGGAGGGACGGGCTCGGGGGGCTCGGGGGGCGGGCTTGGGGGGGCAGGTTTTTCGCCCGCGTCGCGTCGTGCTTCCCGCGCTCCCGCCCGGCTTGATCTCGCCCCCGCCCCCGCTCCCGCGGGCGACGGCTTGGCCCCCGCCCCACGGGCTTCGGCTTCCCGCGCTCGCTTCCGGTCTCGCCCCCGCGGGTGTGGGCTGGGGCTCGGCGGGTGCGGGGTGGCATGGCGAAAGGGAAGGGGGGGCTGCCCAACCGAAGCAAGGGCAAACCCAGCCGGGGGTATCATACCCTCTCCTGTTTGAAATATATCTGGGTAATATATTATGAGACGCTCTTGTACGGAATGTTACAGAATGTTACGTTATGTTACGGGACGTTCTCGTAATATACCCCCCGACGTTCTTTATACGTATCCCTAACGTAACAATGTAACAAATGTAACAAAAAAGAAAAAATATAATAAATAAAAAACGTGTCTATTACGTGTTGGGGGCTGTCTGCGCTTCTGGTCAGCCCCTATTCCGGGAGTTGTTACGGAATGTTACACTGTATAGGAAGCTCTTGTAGGGTATACCACACCCACCAACGCCGTCTACCGTAACAGATGGTTGTTACGTCGTTGTTACGGTGTTACGTGGTGTTACGGGGCATACCCTACAAGACCGTAACAGTAACGCATCTTGACTGTGATATATTCAATATGTTATAATGGATATACGGGTACTTCCTGTTCCGTAGTTGGCTCTCTTGGGGACCATCGCCGTGGTCCCCAGGGGGGCCGGGGGGTTCTGATGTCAGGCACAAACAAGGAGAGGATACGAAGAATGAGGTTGAGGGGGGAAACGGCTGCTGCCAAGCAGGGTTTTCTTGATTACTTGGCTATGGGGCCTGGAAGAAGTCTTCGGAAGCTGTACGAGGAATATCGTGATCCTAAAAAGTATAAACAGGACATGAATTCTTCGGAAGCTCCCCCTACCCGACAATTATCAACGATTCAGATGTGGTCTTCAGCTTACAATTGGGTAAAAAGGGTCAACAGGGTAACTGACGAGCAAATCGATACTATATTTAGAGAGCAGAAAAGGGCGTTGGCGGAAGCATCGCTGGAGCAGTTCGCATCCCCAGCTGCTCGGATAAAGGCTTTAAACCAAATAGCAGAAATGTTGTTGGAATACTTAATCGATGTCGGCTTAATAAAAACCGTAATAAAGCAGGTAGGGTCAGGAAAAAACACCAGAATGAAGGAAGAGAAATCGGTGGACACACAGGCTATTCAGGCCTTCAGGGGAGTGTTGGAAGATTTAGCTAAGGAAACTGGTGGAAGACCCACAGTGGGTAAAATGAAACATGAGGTGGAAGGAGAAGTAACCGCGAGAAACATCTTTGTGCTGCCTGACGTAGCTCCTTTACCGATCCCTTATACCGATGAGATAATCGAAGGGGAATTTACGAGTGGAAATGGCCGAAACAGCAATTAAAACTGAAAACCAGCTAGAGGAGTACCTACATGAAGTTGAGGAAAAAGGTGCTCAGGTTTGGCGTCCCCAGCCAGGACCCCAAATCGCCTTCCATAGTAATCCAGCCGATGAACTTTTGTATGGAGGAGCAGCCGGGGGAGGCAAGAGCGAGAGCTTACTTGTGGAATCGATACGGCATACCACAGTGCCAGGATACCACGCCCTACTCCTCCGACGCACATTCCCTGAGCTTACACGCTCGGATGGTCTTATTCCTAGGAGTAAAGAGCTTTTCTGGAACGTCGGGAGCTGGAAAGCTGGAGAATACCGTTGGTATTTCACTACCAAAAATCTCCGGAAGCCAGCCACGGTTGACTTTGGTCATATGGAACGCCGTGACGACATGTTCAAGTATCAATCTGCTGCTTACTCCTATGTAGGATTTGACGAGCTAACATCCTTTCTAGAAGAACAGTATATTTATTTAATGTCCCGATTGCGATCTGTGATTGGGACGCCAAAACGAATGCGGTCAGCCACCAACCCAGGCAACGAAGGCCACGACTGGGTGTTGAGACGTTGGCGGCCTTGGCTAGACGTCACATACCACGATCCCGCAGAACCTGGAGAAATACGCTGGTTCGCCAGAGTAAATGACCAAGACATAGAAGTGGAAGGACCAGATTATGTAGGACCAGCTGGTGAGCTTCCCCTATCTAGGACATTTATCCCTGCGTTCGTGGAGGACAATCCAGCCCTCCTGGCTAAGGATCCCCATTACGTGGCCCGGTTGCTGGCTCTGCCGGAACCATACCGCAGCCAACTGCGAGATGGTAACTGGTTAGTGGGTCAGGAGCACGAGTGGCAAGTAATACCCTATAAGTGGGTACGAGATGCCATGTCAAGATGGACAGAATCCTACGGGAAACTGTTTGAATTCTCAGCGTGTGCCCTGGATCCAGCCCGTGGACAAGATAAATCGGTCTTGGGATTTCGTAGGGGAAATTGGGTTGGTCCCCTACAATATTCAAATGAACGAGACACAATGTATCTGGTGGGGGAAATAAGAAAGTTATACAAAGAAGAATCGGCCATGGGACTTAGGATCCCGGCCCGAGTAGATTCAATTGGAGTGGGGGCGGGCATATATGATCGCATGCGGGAACTGGTAAACGAGCACAGGCAAGACCCCAACGGCGCTCACAAAATAATTGAGCCGTATCCCATAGTGTCCAGCGAAAAAACGGCAGCTACAGATGCATCAGGTCTGCTTGATATGGTGAACGTCAGAGCGGAATTGTGGTGGAATATGCGCGAGATGCTAGATCCAGATAACCCTATGAAGCTATCCGAGCCTGTTATGCTCCCCCATGATAATGTGCTGCTAGCGGATCTTACCGCCCCTAGATGGAGAATGACATCCGGTGGAGTTATAGTGGAGTCCAAGAAAGATATCAAAAAGCGTATTGGTAGATCAACGGATGCTGGGGATACAGTTTGCATGTTGTTTTATAACTTAGGCGGGGGATACGGTACAGAGGGAGCAGGAGGCATCTGGGTATGAGGGGCAATAAGGACAGGCTGGGACTTGTTGACAGAATGCGGCTGGCTTGGCTATCGCTTACGGATGCAAAAGCCGCCGCCACTATGATACCGACCTATCTAAAAGGGCAGGCGCAATGGACCAAGGGCGGCCTAAGGAATCTAGTGACTCGGGGATACACTAAAAATGAGCTTATATGGAGATGTATTCAGGAAAGATCTACATCAGCATCCTCCCCCAGGATGATCGCTAGAGACAAGCAAACCGGTGAAATTTTAACCGATCATCCCATACTTTTACCCCTGTATCACCCTAATCACCGTATGTCACATTTTGACTTATGGTCTATTAGCATTATATATGCAGACCTTACAGGAAAATGCTATTGGGAGCAAGAGAGGGGTCCTCTGGGAAACACCGTTAGACTATGGCCTCTAAGGCCGGACAGAATGCACCCGGTTCCGGATCCGGTAAAGGTGGTATCGCATTACGAATACCGCATTCCGGGACTGAAACCAATAAACATCTCGGCTGAGAACGTTATAGAATATCAGATTTTCGATCCCCTGTCCCTGTACAAAGGCATCGCACCGGCGGAGGTGGCAGCAAAATCGATTGACGTTGATATATCACAAACGAATTATTTAAAGTTATTTTTTGAGTCGGGGGGCATACCGCCTGGGCTAATTAAAACTAAGAAGAAGCTAATTGACGCGGACGTTAAAGATATACGACGCAGGTGGAGGAAGCGATATGGGGGTTACACTAAATGGATGGAACCAGCCGTATTGGACCTCGACGCTGAATACCAAAAAACCGGGTTTTCCTTTTCAGAAATGGGATTTGATGCACTAGACGCTAGATCAGAAATCAGAGTGTGCATGGCTTTCATGATACCCCCGGTTCTGGTTGGAGCACGTGTCGGCCTGGACCGGGCGACATACGCTAATTACAGGGAAGCCCGCACGGCGTTTTGGGAAGACACTATGGTTCCGATGTTTAACCATCTAAGGGACACTTTCCAGAGGGAATTGGCGGACGAGGAGTGGACCGACGTTGAACTGGAGTGGGACTTCTCTAATGTATCCGTACTCTTCGCCAAAAACATCGAGCAGCGAATACAGCATCGTGCTGATTTTCTGGCCGGGGGGCTCCTGCTTGACGAATATAGAAGGTATATGGGATTGCCCTCCTTACCTAATGAATCCGGGAAGGTTAGAGTACAATCCCTCGCCTACCAAATCATCCCCGAGGGCGAATATGGACAGCTTGTACCACTCAAGCAACCAGTCGGCCAGGGGGACACTAAAGCCAGAAAAATTGATGAAGTTCTCCGTGAATTAAAATCTCCTGCCTGTAGACAGGCGGGGGAATCGGAAGACGATTGCGTAAAAAGGAAGATTCCGGAGATCGCCGAGGAGCACCCTGAATGGGATCAAGATCAGGTAGTGGCTGTGGCCTATGAGATGTGCAGTACCTCCTGCAGCGGAAAATCCGACAATGGACATAAGCAGGGGGAAGGCCCCCTGCCATCCAATCCAATTAGAGACGCCATAATAAGCCGGGCAATAGCTAAGGCAACAGAGAGTCTAAATGAGCAAAAGGAGAAAGTAATTGCCGGATCTTGATGACGCCTTTTGGCAAGAGATATTTGAACGAACCATTGATCTCATAGTGTCAATATGGTTGGATGCTATGTGGGAGGGAGCCCTGTCAGTAGTGGGGGTAATGGATGAGGCGGGGCTACCCCATGTCGATGAGGGGGCTCTGTACGATTCAATACTCGATTGGATATCACAAAATGCTCCATATCAGGCGTCGCTTATTTGGGAAACCACAAGATCCGCGGTGGAAAAGGCCATAGAGCTGTGGAATGGTGAAGACGAGCAGCAGCTGGAGGATCTCCTAGAGCCTATATTTGGGGAATCTCGGGCGGAGACCATTGGAATGACGGAGGCGATCCTTGCCGCCACTATGGGTAACTTGTTGGGGTGGGACATATATGGTATAATAGAAGAGGTGATATGGATGACAGCGGAGGATGAGCGGGTGTGTCCAATCTGCCGGCCAAAGCACGAAACGGTTATACAACTATACGATGCTCTGTATGGTGGAGATAGACCGCCCGCTCATGCTCGATGTCGGTGTTGGCTGGAAGCGATACTGATATTGAAAAACGTACCCGTAATATACGAAGCAGTAAAATCTGGCAGAGTGTCGCTGGAAAACATAATGGAGGTTGCACGTGTTGTTCAGGTTTAGAATAAAACGTGTAGACGTGGTTATGGCGAAGGTGGATAAGGCCATAGTCCTTATACGGCAGGGTTTTACCCGGAAAACCGGTGAGGATATGTTGACTCATCTGTTTACATCCATGCCGCCATATCCCCCGGAGCTACCCAATCAGGTATATGTAAGAACCCATCAGCTTTATAAGGCTTTAAGATCTGAACGGGGTGAACACCGAATGTCATTGTCGGAAGTTCGCGCTATTGGGGGAGAGCAGGTGGTAATATTGGGCTTGCGAGGGGGAACCGAGAAGCTATATGGAACGCAGGTTGTGGGTTTTCCACACCAACAAAGGCCCATTCACCAGGGTCGCTGGTTTACTCTGATATCACATGTTGGTAAACAAATGGCAAAACTGGTGGATATAGTTGAGAAGGGTACGGGAGATTTGTTGAGAAAAGCGGGTTTTCGTTAGGAGGAAATTATGGATAGGGAATACAAATCTTTCCCGACATTTGTAAAGTCCATTGGAGATAATACCTTTAAGCAGGTGTTCTCCGTATTTGGTGTGGTGGACTTATATAAAGATAAAATAAAGAAAGGGTCGTTCACTAAAACCCTTAAGGAGCGCATGGATAAAGTAAAGGTGTTGTGGCAGCACGATTTCTTTATGCCTCCCGTAGCCGCTCTGATCGACGCTTATGAGATTGACGCCGGGGATTTACCAGATGAGGTCAGGGAGAAATACCCGGAAGCTACCGGGGCCCTGGAGGGCGTCGTTGAATATTTGAATACCCCCAGGGGGGAGGAAATCGTGGAGGGCATTAGCAAAGGGGCTATTACGGAAAATTCCATAGGATTTGATGCCATTAAAATCAATTGGGTAGAGGAAAGTGTGAATGACGATATTAAGATAAAGATACGGGAGATAACGGAAATTAGGTTGTGGGATCTGTCTCCCGTAAATTGGGGGGCAAACCCGGCGACGTTCAACCGCAACCAAAAAATGTTCAACGAGATCATGAACAGGCTGTCGGGCATTGAGTTAACAGAACAGGGGGATATGCCCCCATTTGAGGTCATTCAGTTGAGCAGGGCTCTGGATGATATGCTGGGTGCGCCCTATGTAAAGGAGTTAGAATGGTTTGATGAGTTGAAGGCTTTGAACGATGCCTTGCTAATTGAAGCCGAGCCGGAGGATGTTGAAAACATCCACACTCACTTCGGGCTTATGCAGAGCAAGATTTGTGCTTTATCGATGTTAGTAGAATCCTATGGAGGGTAACAATGAAAACAGCTAAGGAATATCGAACTCAGCTAGCTGCCCTCGCCAAGAAAGCCAAAAGCATTGGGGATACATGGGAAGGAAAGGAAACTGAGGAAGGCTTCGAGGAGGCCATGACCGAAGTACGTCAGGTACTCGGTAAGGCCGATGAAGTGAAGGCTATGCTGGACTTAGCCTTGAAGTCAGAAGGTCTACAAGATCTTATTTCCAACCCGCAGGCCCCTTCTATGGCCAACATGGAAATTGGGCGTGAATCAGCCCCTGGAGAAGGAATGGTCTCAGATAAACAGAGAGAGGCCACCTCCACAAATGATTATAAATCGGCCTTTGAAGGATATCTCCGACGCGATGTTGGTCAACTGGGTCCAAATGACCGTAAGACCCTGCAAGAAGGCCAAGATGATGCTGGAGGCTTCCTCGTTCCTGAGGATTGGCGAAGCGAATTGCTGAAAAGAACCGCCGCCCGGCCCAACATTCGGCAAAATGCCCGAGTGATCACCACCAGTACAGACAGTGTACGTGTACCAAAGGTGGTGTATGCGGGAGACTATCGCTGGACCAGCGGCGTTCGAATGAAATGGGTAGGAGAGACCCCTGCCACCGCTTCCGAGCACCGGGTGACAGATCCTGTGTTTGGTGCGGAGCGCATCGAAGTATATACAGCTATGGCGTCTCTGCCTATCACTCTAGACCTACTGGAAGATGCGTCGTTCCCGATTGATGGGTATATCATCGATCTGTTAAGTGAGGCCTATGATCTTGGAGAAGAGTCGGTTTGGGTTTCCGGTACTGGCGCAGGCCAGCCACAGGGAATTCTTACCCATGCTCAGGTGCAAGTGGTCTCAGGTACCACGGGTAACGGCATGCAGGTAATCTCCGGCGCAACTTCCACCCTTACCGCAGATGGCCTTATCGATCTGGCCTTTGAACTAGGGGAGCAATACGACATCAATTCCAAATGGTACTTCAACAAGCGAAGCACCGAACGGGCAATCCGCCAATTGAAAAATGCCACCAGTGGTGAATATATCTGGCCGGTTACGGCTCAAGTCGGTCACCTTGGCCCAACCAATTTGCAATTGCTTGGATATCCTGTCGTTCGCTCCCCCTTCATGCCGGATATCGCCGCGGACGCGTTCCCAATTTTGTTTGGGGATATGAAGGGATATACAATCGTTGATCGTGTTGGATTGTCCATCCAGCGATTACGAGAAGTATATGCGGAAACTAACCTTGTCGTGTATCTGGCCCGGAAACGGGTTGGCGGCAAACTTATGGAACCTTATCGCCTTAAGGTTCAGAAAGTATCAACGTAGGAGGTGTGACAATGAGAAGCTTTCATGAGAACGTGCTGGTCACCCTCGGACAGGTGCCAGCGGCTATTACTACCGCAACTGTCCCCGCCACCTACATTGACATGTCGGACTATGCCCGGATTGTTTTTATTATCCATGTCGGTGACATGCCCGCAACCTCCACCCTTGATGCGCAAGTGGTGCAGGCCACGGACTCCTCCGGCACTGGATCTAAAAACATCACCGGGGCTGCTATCACGCAGTTAGTCGCCACCGATGATGATAAAATGGTGTCAATTGAGGTACGGGACACTGCTCTTGATGTGGCCAATGGGTTTAGATATGTGGCCATTACGTTAACCGCGGCCAATTCCCCGGTAGGAACCTGCTTTGCCTTGCAGTATCGGGGCGGCGGGCTACCGCCCACGCAACCAGCTGCATATGAAGAGCAGGTAGAGGTTTCGTAAAGGTCGGCGCGGGCCGTCCTTCTCTCCTTGAATTGGGGTCCGGGTTTATCCTGGGCCCCAAAGGAGGAATACATGAGTAAACATCTAGAGATGGTGAAGGTTGTATTTATTAGAGATACATCCATAACCATTCCATCCCCTATGGTAGTTAGAGTTGGGGATATACGCAATATGCCCCGTTGGTGCGCAGAAACGCTAATGGAAGCGGGAGATTGCAGGGAATATGGCACAAAAGCAAAGGCCATTAGCGGTCCAACTGAGGATAAAGCCCATATCCCGGTTGTGGCTAATAAGAATGCTATAGACCTGGCTGAGAAGCATGAAGTTGATCTATCCCTGGTGGAGGGTACCGGATTTGCTGGTAGAATAACCAAGGCGGATGTTAAGAAGTACATAGACAGCCTGTAGAGGAGGTTCCATGGCCGCGGTGGATTATGTAGAGGCTCAGGATGTCGCCACGCATTTAATTGATGATGGTGAGCTTATGGATGGCGACTCCGGCAAGTATCAGCCCCTGCTTGAGGCGCTGGTATCCAGGGCAAGTGAGCTTGTTGATTACTGGTTTGGTTATCCCACTGGCCATTTTAAAGCAGCCTCAGCTACAATTAAGTATTTTGATGGAAATGGCGGGCTAGAGCTATGGCCTGGGCACATGGCCGATGTTCCGAGCGAGGTGGCTGTGGCAGAGGCTGGGGATCTAAGCACATACACTATATGGAGTGCAGACGATTATTTGGTAAAACCATATAACGCCGCTGCCGAGGGGTATCCATACAGATCCCTGCTAATTGATACAATAAACGGGTCAAAGTCCAGATGGTACAAGTACCACAGATCGGTAAAAATTACGGCTAAGTGGGGATGGTCTGAGACCCCCCCTAACGTAATACAGGAAGCTGTTATAGTCCAGTGCGCTAGATGGTTTATGCGCGGGAAGCAAGCTTTCCAGGATGCCGGGGCAGTCACTGAGCTAATGCGTATGAGATATCTACAGAAAATAGACCCGGAAATCGAGCTGTTGTTGTCCCGTATGCCTGGAGGAGTAACGATATAATGGCCAAGGATCTAGATAGCGTGTGCAAGCAATTGCAGGTAGTGGCCGGGGCTCTGGATTCCGTGGAGAAGGCTGGTGAGTATGCTAGAGAGGCAGAGACTGTAAAGGTATTTTCCGTATCTTATCCGTTCGAAGGCAGCATGGGATCTATAACATCCGGGGATTATAGGGGATTACATACGATAATAACTGAGATACATTTCACCACGCAAACGCTAGAGACGGTGCTGCGTGGGGCTATACCTATAATCGAGGAATTTATGTGCGCTGTTCTATCCGACCCTACCTTAAATGGAACATGTGACACAGTGGTGGGTGATGTAAACTATAAATTTGGGTTCCTTAGTTGGGGGGGAATGAAAGAGAATCACGTAGGACCCCGGTTCTGGACTACGGTTAAGATAAGGTAATAGGAGGAAACGATGTTAAAATATATAGGTCGGGGTGATTTTCTTCTCCAGGTCCCCGCTAGGAATTTGACCGGGGAGGAGATAAAAAGCCTAGAAGCCAAGTATGGGTGGGTTAATCTCAGAAAAACTCTGCTTGAATCCGGTCTTTATTCGGAAGAAGCTTCCAACAAGAAGGGAAACCTAGTCACCAAATCTAGGCCAGGCAAGAAGGAGGATAAATGATGGGCGGCATAAAGAAACTAAGAAAGGTTCAGTTTGGATTAGAAGTAACCCCCGGTTCAGCCGTGGCCGCTTCGGTATTGTGGAGGGGCCTTGGTATGCTGGATGATCAACGAGAGATTACCTTCGTTGACGAGAGCATTGGGGTATTGGCGGGCACTGATCGCACGTATACGGCCAGAGTAAAGGCTCAGTGTGACTTGGCGGAAACGCCACTTACCTTCGAGCAGTTACCCTTGCTTTTGTGTATAGCCATAGATGACTTAACGTCTGGTGTGGCAGACGGTTCTGGGACGGATTTCATATATACATATACGGGTGGACAGACTTCGCAACCTGGATACAAAACCTTCACGGTGGAGACCGGGGATAACCAACAGGCAGAAAAATGCGCCCATATGTTCGCCTCGGAAATTGCATTAAAGGGGGCATCCGGAGAAGCTTGGATGATGTCGGGAACCCTTATAGGGGCAGAAGTAGAAAACACAACCTTCACACCAGCTTTGTCGGTGCCTGCCGTGGAGACCGCGCTGTTTAATAAAACCAAGCTGTACATAGATGATGGCGGAGGCACCATTGGAACCACACAGAAATCAAACACCCTGCTAGATTGTGAGATAACTATCCGGTCCGGGCTAATGCCTAAGGAGACTGCAGACGGAGAGCTGTATTTCTCATTCGTTAATCAGGGGGCTCCGGATGCAACCATGAATGTTACATTCGAGCATGACGGCACAGCAACTGCGGAAAAAACCGCTTGGCGAGACGAGACCACCCGCCTAATCCGCCTGTTGGTTGAGGGGTCCCAGTTTTCAACCCCTGGAACTGAATACACATATCACACTCTGCAGATTGATATGGCGGGCAAATGGGAGAAGTTCGACCCAATCGATGACGTTGACGGAAACGACATCTGCAAAGGTACATTCCAGAGTAGATATTCATCCGCGGATGCCCTTAGCCTGGAGATAGTTGTGGCTAATGAGCTGTCTGATATTATATCGTAGCGTGTTGGGAGGATGAGTTGTGCACATCAGATTAGATGCAAATGAGCTAACGCTGGACGACCTGGAATCTCTAGAAGGTACAAGGCTAGATCCGGATAAGAGTGCGTGGAAGCAGATCAGGGAGATATTGGCTAGATTTTGTTTCCATTCGTCCGACCCGGATTCTGAGAAAATGGAGTATGAGGAGGCTTATGCCGCTTGCGGAAAATTGACTCTGAGGGAAACAAACAAGCTAATTGGTTCCGTGGGAGAAATGATGAGCTCCTTACAGGAGGACTCGCTCCCCCCAGTGTGAGGCGGCAGATAATTGTCGCCTTTGGAGGAGTAGCACAGAACCCAGTGGTACCTGTCTGGGTAAACAGAATACTGTTGGCTATGGATGTAGGTAGGTTTCCATGGGACAAAGAGCTAGGAGAGGTTAGCCTGGCCGAGTGGTCTACGTGGATGCCTAGATGGGCATACATTAAGAAACACATGATGGGCAAATACGGATCTGATGGGAATGACGGATGGCCAGAGACGAAGTAACCATCGAAATACGCGGCGTTGATAAGGCGTCAGGGGCTTTGGGTAGAGTCGGTACTGCCCTGGGCAGAATTGCCACGATAGCCGGAGGACTAATAGCGTTCAGGACGTTTGAGCGCATAGCCCGCGGGTTGTTTGACATGACCAAACAGGCTGCGGAGGCCTACGAATGGTTCGATCGCATAAAATTTTCCCTGGAGGAAATGTCGAGAGCTGAACTTCTAACCGATGTGAAGGTTGATCTTGGTCCCATGTGGAGGGACACAATAGAATTTAGAGATGCTATAGCGGGGGCCAAGGAAAAGGCTGAGGAGTTAATGGGGTGGGTGATAAAACTATCATTAGCCTCCCCATTTACTGCAGAAGATGTTAACCAGATGTTCAGACTTACTCGGGCCTATGGCTTTAGTACGAAGGAAGCGCAAGTCCTGACTGGCCAGATTATGGATTTCGCCGCTGCTACAGGGTTTGGGTCCCAAGTGCTAGAGAGATTAGGCTTGGCGCTGGGGCAGGTTAGACAGCGTGGAAGGTTGGCGGGTGAGGAGATACGGCAGCTAATCAATGTCGGTATCCCGGTGCGGGATATTGTAGCCAAAGCATTTAATGTAACCACAGGTGAATTAGAGGACATGATACGAAAGGGTCTGGTGCCAGCCGAACCCGCTTTGGCCGCAATCGTAGATTGGATGCAGCGCTTTGATGGCGCTTCCGAAAGAGCTGTTCAAACTTGGTGGGGCCTTATCGCGAATTTTAAAGATGTAAAAGACCTGAACATGATAAGAGTATTTGATGGAATAGCGAATGCTCTACATCCGGGGCTATCATCCCTGTTTGACCTATTTACGAGTGAGAAGTTCATGTCCGGTATGGAGGGGGTTGGTAAGGCGATTGGGGCCATGCTCTCCCCACTAGTAGAGGGCATCCCTGACGCCGCTGAAAATTTTGGATATTTATCCGATGCCCTTGGATATCTAGGTAGCGGGATTATATCTCCGGGGACGGCTATAGCTAATCTGCTATCCCATTTAGGCATGATCGATATGCTGGATATACCCACCATAGCCGGTAAGATTGATAGTGTCGTTACTACGTTTGAGAATCTATCGGATGGTATGGCGGGATTGGCGGATGCGTGGATAGGCCCCATAAAGGAAGAGCTGCCAAATTGGCTAAATAGTCTTGGTACAATACAGAGTGAAGGGATATCGGCCTTCCTGCCTATGTGGGAAAACTTCGTAGATTCCCTTACCAGCATGTCAGAATCAGCCGCTCCCATCATTATGCAAGATATAACCGATACTTTGGACAATATGGAGGAATGGTGGACAGGTGGCGCGAGCGAAGCATTTGCGGAAATAACAGAATTCTTGCTAACGTTAGGTAGCGGAGGGGTTATTGGGGGTCTGGTGCTACTTACTACCGCTATCGGTACACTGTCCGACGTGTTGTCAGGGGAGGATCCTGGCCCACGGTTAGCTGGTATGGTAGAGGTATTTAAGGAACTGGCGGACGAATTAGCCGATACAGAAATATTTCAAGGCTTCGCCGAGTCGCTGTCCATGGTGGATATTCTTAGCCAAATAAATGCTGAACAATTCGCGTTTACCCATGGCGAAGATATAGCTGGGGGCATGCTTGATGGTATGAGGAATGGGCTATATACAGAGATTGAGGGAGTGTCACAAGAGATGGTTGACACTCTGAATAGGGCATATGCCGATCCTGCCGCTGTGTGGGCTAATACTGATGGCGCACTAAAGATGGAGCTAGCGGGTGTACACTTACAGGGCGCTCTAGGTAACAGTTTATTTGCTAGATTAAAAAAGGACGAGGCCAAGTACCTAGCGCTTCTGGACCATCTAATAGACAGAATAAACGAAAAATTGGGGGTGGAGAGTCCGTCAAAGGTGACTAGAGAAATGGGCATTCATCTTGGCGAAGGTCTGTTGCTGGGATGGGAGGACACGCTGGCTAATGCGAATGTATCCGCAATGGTGGATAGTTTTGTAGGTGATTTACATCCATCATTCTCTGCTCAAAATACCGTAGTGAACACTCTGCCGGATATGGGGGGCAGTATGGTGCAATACCCAGAGCCTTTAGCGACGCCCACACCCGCTGGAGAATCAGCTGGGGATGATAGCCGGGGTTTACATATTGGGCAGATAACTGTGAACAGGGAAATGGATCTTCGTACATTGGTAAATCTATTGGAAAGGCTGGTATAGTGGCTAGGACTTTTAAGGTTACTAATGGAGTTGATAGTGTAGATCTTCTGGACTCTTCGTCCCCCGGCATTGTAGCGACCAGGGGAGGGTTTGGTGTATCTAAATTTATACCCCATCAGCTATATTCCTCAAAAAGTATAGACGAGGATCTGTTTATAGAACATTGGGATTTGTATGTTAGCGCCTCTAGTCACGACAACGCCGCCAGCCAAACACGCACCCTAATTTCTCTATTAAAGCAAGCCTACTTACACAGGCGCTTTCCGGTACAATTTGGCCCGGTATGGATAGAGCAGCAAACAACAAATGAGACAAACGCTAGATACGCTAAAATATATGAAAGTCCAGAAGTATCAAACCCAGATTTTTTTGATACTACATTTGATATAGCTAACCTAATAGAGACACAAGGAGTAAGCATCGCGCGTTTTGTGTGGAGATCGTCTGCCCCTAATTCTTTGGGATCCGCTCTAGTTCTTGACCCAACAGATGGACCAGCGTCCCCTACTCTTGTACATGTATCAAATTTCAGGGACGACATCGATCTTACTCATATATATGTTCATGATGATGGTGCGGGGTACGGACCCAATATACTAACTACGTCTGGGTCCCTGTTTCCATCATCCCCGGCTGTTGATGATAGTTGTTATATAGGATCAACCGATGGACCATGGAAACATGCGGTAATTAATATAGGTACTGCCGGTGATTACGAGTGGAACCTGGCAGCTAGATATTGGAACGGTGGCAGCTGGGTCGATTTGGTATGTGGTACGGATATAACCTATTACCCAAACGGGGATGAGGATGAATTATTTAAATCCACTGGGGATTGGGTTATTAATATAAAACCCCCCAGCGATTGGGCAACCATATCGATAAACAGTATACTTGCATATTGGCTAAGAATATTTATAGTTGCCATTACAAGCACTACAACCGTGCCATCCAAAAGCTCAACAACCGCTTATGCGCAGAGAACCCCCGAGGTAAGAATACCAAGCACCCTGATAAAAGGGGATACATGGCCATATTTGTGTATGAGAATGTTTACGCCAGCGGGAGGGGACGAAAACGAGGGTTTCGCCAATCTATCTAGGATACTAATTGGCTTGAAGAACGATCCGGGGGACTTTGTATCCGGTTTAAACGCTGGGAACCATGACAACCCCTCCGGGTGGGCAACAACTTATGGGGATGATAGCTCCGCAGTGGCAGACCCTGGGTCTCCTGGTGGCTATCATTGCGCTGTGTCGTTTAGTGGGGAAGCGACAATGGTTAAGAGGGTTGTGTTCACGGGTACGGGAAAACTTGCGGATTGGGTAGGCGACTATAGAGCGTTTATTGTGTGTCAACAGGTGGGATCCGGGAGTGCTGGGGATACCGCGGTGATGTTGAGAACATATATACATAGCAATAATACCACAGACACTAAAAAAGATACTCCGGTAGTAGATTTGTCCGGAGAGGACGAGGGAGCGGAAATAGTAGATCTTGGTACCATAAGCATCCCATTTGGTCAAGCGGATTCTTCGGATGTATATACTGGGGGTAATCTAATATTCGAAATACATGCAGAAAGAACCACAGGCACAGGTACAATGGAGATATATCATCTGGTCCTGTTACCCATCCAAAACGACTATGGAGTAACATTTGAGGATCCTTTAACCGACTCCGTAAACGGCACCTCAGCCCTTAGAGGAGGGAATGTTCTTGAAGATGATGGCGGAGTATTAAGAGATAGGACGATAAAAAAGATAGTATCTGGTTCATATGAATATGTCGGCGATGAATGGGGACGTGGCGGACCCGCACTGCGCGTAGAACCCGAGACCGATACCCATTTGTATTTCCTTATGGGACATTTTCCCAGTGGCGGTACTTGGGGAACAGGGCCATTCATAGCAACATTAGGCTGTGCTTTATCGTTTGAGCTGTACGGACATTTCTGTTATCTAGCCTTAAGAGGATCGGGCTGATGTCTATAGAGTCAATAATAATAAGCGCTAATCCTGTATTGAAGTGGGAATCATTTTCTTTATCCCTAAGCAGGAAACATATATTGAAGCCGAATCCAAAATTTAGGGATATAGGATGGTGCCATTCGCTTACTTTCTATATATCCCCGGATAGAATGACCAGGGCATTATCCGACGATTTGTTAGCTAATGGCGGTATGAGACAGGTTAGACAATATAATGAACACGGAGATCTAGAATGGGGTGGATACATCCATCGTGTTAGGGAGGACACGGGTACCACCATAAGCGAATTAAATCTTGATAATGTATTTAATCGTCAGTGGTGTAGGTATAATACATCTACTGATATAGAAAGATCCACTAAATTCAATGATACTGAGTCGCAGGCTAGAGTTGGGATAAGGGAAAGAGCCATAGTGGCAGGTGATGTTAGCTTGGATATAGCGGATCAGCACATCCAAAGTATAATGGCATGGACATCATTTCCATCCCCCGGAGTTAGGCAAATAGACTTTGGCGGGGACGTAAAGGATGTTCCCACCATAGAAATAACTGCTTTGGGGTGGTATCATGCATTAAAAGTTAGAACATACAACCAGACGGCAAACAGCGGTGAGGCATCTGTGACGACTATAGTAACTGATATCGTGAATGAGGTTGGCCAATTTGTAAGAAATTCCTATATTGAGGATAACGTTTCCCAACTAAACCAGGAAATGGACAATGATAGAACTGCCGATCTTATATTAAATAGCATAGCAGAGGTGGGAGACTCTGGGTTTAACCGATGGGTATGGGGTGTGGGTGCAAACATGGATTTCTTTTTCAGACAAGCGGCTAGACCGGTGAGGTGATGTATGCCTGAAACTACACTACAGGCTGGTATAGTAGATACCGCGCTATCTGAGGACAATCCATCCACTAATTATGGTAGCAGCACCACCCATAATCTGGGGTTTGATTCTGGTGGTGATAATGATGATATTCTAATAAAGTTTGACTTATCAAGCATAAGCAAGGGATCTAAAATACAAAAGGCTACCCTATCGCTTTATGTTAATTCGATATATACATCCGTGGTAGAAAATGTCGTAATATGGCGGGTTTTGCAGCCGGACTGGACCGAGGATGGAGCCACGTGGGACGATTATGATGGAGTTAATCCATGGGGAACGGCTGGCGCGGAGAGTGAGGGAGTTGATATATCGACTGCATTATTGTTTGGCCCTACGTCTCTGTCTGGGGTGACGGCGGACACATGGGAGGATTTCGAATTAAATACATCTGTGTTCCAGGCCCTAATTGACGCTGGCAATAACGGAATGAAGCTTGGTTCATCCATACGGAACCCAACATCAAATAGATGGTTTACAATACGAACATCCGAGCATGCAACATCATCGACATGGCCAAAGCTATATGTTAGATGGATTGAGCCCTCCGGGAGATTATACGAATACAAGTTCAATAAGTTTGACAAGGAAAAACGAATTGTAAATAGCTCTGGAAAGGTAATACGACCGAACGAATTACGCCCGGATACTTGGATATTCGTGGAGGGAACAAAGCTTCCCATTGCGATAGCATATGACTCGTTGGTGGTTGATCCAAGAACGAATTATATAGTTGGTGTGTCAAACGATGAGGATGGTAATGTGGTGGGCATAGAGTTTAACAGGGACCAATTTGCGGATCAGATCATTGCTAGATTGACGAGGGGTGTATGATAATAATGGGATGTAAAAGAACCACCCCTGGCGGGGACATAGATCTTATACTAAAACAGGCGGCCTCGTCCAGTGGATCATCCGAGAAAACCGGAGTGGCTATGGGTAAATATAACGCCAGCTATGCCGGGTTAATGCAAACATACACAACAAATATGAAAATTGGTCCTATGTTTGAGGTGTATGATCCGGGATTGGCTTCTCTTATGTCAATGGAGTTTTAATATGGCAAATCTAATAGACAGCGTATCGGGGACATTAGTTGGAGCGCCTTCAATGACTGTCGGGCGTCCAAGATCTGTAAGGGGCAAGATATCGGAGACGTTAAAGGCTCCGATTATCGCATTAGCAAATCTGGCATATAAGCCGTACCTACCTAACATAGAAAATACGGAGCCGTTCGGGATTGACATATCCGAATATAATTGGGGGGGTAGTCGGGATGTAGAACCTGATTGGGAAGCTATGGCCGCATATAACTATCCCCGAATTCGCTTTATTTACGTTAGGGGGGGCATCTCGTGGGGATACGTGGATAAGCGCTTCGAGAGAACGTGGAAAGCGCTAAAAATGTATACGAATATTCCAAGGTCCATGTACCACGTCCCATATATGTCTCAATCAGTAAGAGGCCAAGTAGATAATATAGAAAGGATATTTGATTTAGTTGGTGGAGATATGGGCGAGGGTCCTATAATTGAGGACTGGGAGCTAAAGAACGATCAAGCCCCAAATAGAGTTAGCTATGTTATGGGCCAGATGGTTAATGAGGTGCAGAACAACTTCAATCGCAGGGCTGATATATATTCCGCAGATTGGTTTATACGAGCATATGCGGAGCAGCAGGCGTGGATGAAGGACGTTCTGTGGATACTGGCGCATTACTCCAAACCCATTTACGGGGAGCACCTCGGACCACCAGCCAAACCAGACATTATACCTAGAGAAAATGTGGCTTGGCACCAATCCGGATCGTATTTTGATGGTAGAGTCATGGGAGTGCCCGGAAACACGCGCGTGGACGGAAACCGGCTGGAGAGATCTTCTGGTCTGACCCTTGAGCGGTATCTGGTAGATTATTCTCAGCCGACACCCGATTTTCCCCCCAAACCCGATATTAATGTGGAAATGTCTATGCGGGTAAAGGAGATAATATGAGCGGCGATTTGTCCTCTGTGATTAGCATCCTACCAGACCTAGGTTCACTGGGTATTATGACAGTTTTCCTGTATTTATTTTGGACTGGAGGGATTGTGAGCAAGAAAACGCACGAATCAGCACTCGAAAGAGAAAGGCAGATAGCAGAGAAGACCGCTGAGATCATCGCCAGCAAACTATGCACCAAACTTGATGAGTTGCCCAAGGCCTTAGAGGATGCTACGGCCCGCGGCACTGAAAGAGGTATAGGGAGAGGAATGATGAAAATTAACGGGAAAGGAGAATAATTCTATGGCAGAATATCAAATCGTAGAAGGCACCCTTAAAATGGAGGTTGAAAGGGATGACCCCGGAACTATTCGGGGCAATTTTACTCCCATAGTCAGGCTGCGGAACGCCGCTACACAACCATATGGCGGTAATCTTATGGGTAAATACCGCATATCTCCGGGAATTATTCACATATCGTATTTATGGGTATGGAATTCCAGCCTTAGGCCAGGAACACCCACTGGCACTGGTGTATCCAGATATTACTTTGTATTGCCAGACGTCATCACGGATGATATGATATCAGGCAACATCGCCGAGCACGGGTCCGTCCGTATGTTCGATGGCACTATGGAGATGTCTGGGCACCCAAACCTGTATAACGCAATCCCCCGCTCAGTTATAGCCGAGGTGGATAAACGGGAATGGGGGCCGAGTTCCCCGTTTGGGCTTACTAAGGCGGGGCAATATATAACTGTTGGCATCTGGTGGCTAACATAATGGGAGGAGCTAATGAAAAACTGGAGTAGGACAAAACACAGGATCCGGACGGTGCTTAGGAAGCGATGGAGGGAGCGCATAAACCGCAAAAGACCCTCTACCTGTACGCTAATCATACAAAGTATGAGACATAGGCACAACAACAACATCAGGAGGCACTAATGGCAGTATGGCAGAACGATCTTATGTTGGATGCAGCTCTAGATTGGATAAGAGCACGCGTAACCCAAATGACTGTGTGTAGCGCTCAGCCTACATCGTATGCAGAGGCTGTCACCACATACAAACTAGCGGATGTTTCGATTACTTCAACCGATCTAACTCTGGGAGATGGTGATGTGGATGGCCGCAAAGTCACCATCGGCGCTCAGAACGGGGTCACAGTTGACACAACCGGAACAGCCAACCACGTAGCTTTGGCCGGGTCAACCGGATCTACCTTGCTGTTGGTTACCACCTGCACAACGCAGGCTTTAACTACCGGCAACACGGTTGATTTCCCAGCATGGCGCGATGAGCTGGCAGATGCCGCAACAACATAACACTCTGGCCCTTCTCGGTGGAGCCGAAACAACCAGGGAGGATGTGTGGAATAGAGAGCACGACGAAATCTGGACAATGAATTGGAGCTACAGGTACGATTGGGTCCCTTACATTGACAGACTATTCGAGATGCATCAAGTATGGTTGATGGGCAAATCCGGTCAACCCGAATATCAAAAGGTGACCGAACACTGGGAATGGCTTAAGGAGGAGCGGCCATATCCTATATATATGCTCGGGGATTTCAGAGACGAGGTTCCATCTTGTGTGGAATATCCTATATTGGAAGTTACCGAGCATATATTTGGTACCCATTTTAGAAAAGGCGACAAGCCCACTAGGTACTATGGATCCTCTGTTGACTACATGCTTGCTTTGGCTATCTATGAGCACGATAAGCTCGGATATTGGGATAGAGTGGAGATGTATGGAATAGAAATGCTGGTTGATACTGAATATCGATACCAGAGGGACGGTCTATTCTACCTGCTTGGTCAAGCAAATGCAAGGGGAATGATCACCAATACTCCAGAACACTCAAGGCTATTGAGAACCAAATGCTATGGATATGAGGGAGCGCAGATGATTTTCAGACAGGACTTAGAACGGCTACATGAAATGTGGGCAATCCGTAAGCGAGATTCTTTCAGCATTTTACAAAATCTGGAGGGCCAGCTGCAAACGCTATTAAAGAACGGGAAGGGGGAATCCAGGGAGGCCGAAAAACTGGCGTTTAAGGTTCGAGACAAGAGAGACGAGGCGGCTGTGGCGGCTGGATGGGTTCAATGTCTGGAATACCAGATTAAGGAAATCGATCTGGAAGAACCTGAGGACGTGTTCGAGAGTCCATTTGTTACTATATTTGATGAAGACGTGAATGGGGTAGACGAGACTGGTACAAAGGGTACTATATTCGTTAGTAGATGATATGGAGAATCAAAATGACGGCCATTCGGGTAATGTCGCTATGTACCGACGAATACATCCTGCGGGTGGTTGACACTGGCGGTAATGGTTTTACCATACTCAACAACGCTTATCAAGTGTGGCTAACAAATAATCCAGATGCTGCCCCCGAGGACCTGGAAACGGATCTGGTTGATTTCCTTGGAAACGTAAGGAACAGATCGGATGTTGACTTTTATGTACACGTATACACTTTACCCGAATGGCCAGATTTGCCCCAGATAGCAATGTTGGCTGTTAAAGAAGGGGTAAGTATCCCAGCTGAATGGTGGGAATGAATAATGGTAGAATATGCTATATTCTATGGAGATGGTAAAATAGTTGAAACGGACCTAGAGGGCCTGTCCGTAGTTGATAAACTTAATGTACAGGTCATTGCTCAACACGGTCCTGGTCTATGGCACATAGTAACTAAGGGCGACTTCTATTGCCATGTCCCTGAAATGAATTTCTATGGTGTTGATTTTGCAGGTAAAATCCAATACGAGATTAAACCAGGATGGAAATTGGTATTGTGGGGAGAAACCATCCCAAGTGACCAATATCAAGCCATTCTAAATGAGGCGCACGTGTATGCTGACAGGAAGCGGAGAGAATGACTAGCCCAATCTACAACCAGAATGGATTTCGCTTCTACCAAGATACGTCTGGGTGGACGGGCCTTGCGGCTGAGAATGCTAACTATTCAATTGGTGACGATACCCATGTAATCCTGCGGATTGAGCTTGAGGTCACAAACGCGAAAGCTTCTAACAACTGGAGTGGATACCTTTATGCGGCAAAGAATGGAGGTGCCTATACTGTCGTTGATCAATCTCGCGCTGATGGGTTGAGAGCAGCGCCTTCAAGTTGGTTCACTGATGCGGATGCAGACAACAACAATCGGCTTACAACATCATCTCTGACGTTCACCGGTGGAGAGCTTGATAGCAATGGCTTGCTTGGTGATGCAATTGATGGTATTGATTTTGCCGGACAGGATCATTGGGAAGTTAGTATTTGCCTTGAAATCGATACTGCTAATGCATCCTCCGGCGATTATTGGGATTTTGAGCTTCGCGATAGTGGTGGCGCGCAGCTGGATAGTTACTCACGTCGACCGCGTTTTACATATATATCATCCGGACTAGGCATTGATGACACAAGACATCTACATAGAATATCCAATATAATATTGGCACAGGTACATAAACTACAGGTAGACGGGTTGAGGCATGTACACAGAATGGGTGGTGTTGAGTTTTCAATTCCAACCGTGTTTACCAATTCCCCCGCAGTTTGTGACTTTGAGAATAATGATCTTGGTGACTGGGATTACACATACACCAGCGGTTCAGTGACCCTAGATGTCGTTAGTAGCCCGGCGCTTGGGGGGGTTTATAGCGGTCGCTGTTTGTTATCCTCCACTACCGTCACAGCATCTGCCTATATGAGGAAACTTATCACATGGCCGAATGGGGATAAGGTCTATTGTTGGTGGAGATGGCGCTGCGATGATCGTGGCACTCTGGATGATACAAATGCCATGCGTTTGTGGACGCTAAGCGAAAGCTCTATCTCATCAGCCAATCGATACTGGCGCTGTGATGTTAATCCATCTACGGCAACTATTACTGTATATGCAACTGATAGTACAGGGAATTTTGTAAATACCGGCATCACGTGGACATTCTCTGAGGACATCGATTACGAAATCGAGATTATGTATGATCGCTCCGGCACAAACGCCAAGCTAGAAATGTGGGTAAATAATACATCCCAGGGGTCCTGGGAGGGATCAGGTAATTGTACGGAGCTATCAGCCCATGCTTTAGTGTTGGGCGGTTATCACAGCACGACAACAACCGATAACTGGATAAACATGTATTATGATGACGTTATGGCCGAGGAAACCCGCATCGGTTCTGATGCTGATACCCTGGCCATACAAAGCATTCGTCATTTACATAAGACATCCGATATTAATCTAACCCAATTACATAATATACAAATAACTGGATTGAAACATAAGCATAGAATAGATGGAGTGCATCTTACACAGACACACAATCTGCAAATCGATGGTCTGAGGCATCTACATCACATTATAGATCCAATCTTATCAGTAACCAATATATTAAATATCGCTAATCTTATACACTCGCACAGAACAGATAATGTGATCCTTACACAGTCACATAATCTGCAAGTATCTGGATTAACGCATGGGCATAGAATAGACGGAATAGATCTTACGCAGACACATAGTCTTCAGATTGAAGATCTACGGCATATACACCGCATTGGTGGTCTAACCCTATCAGTAACCAGTACATTGGACATTAATGACATTATACACCAACACAGGGTGAACGATGTAATTGTCGCCCAGTTACACAATCTGCAGGTATCCGGATTAAGGCACGAACATAGAATAGACGCAACAAATCTTACGCAGGCACATAATCTGCAGGTTAGTGATCTGAAACACACACACCGCATTGGTGATTTAATATTATCGGTACTTAGCTTATTAAACATCGCCGATCTCATACATCTACATAGAACGACAGGCGACATAGGCCTAACTCAAGTACATAATCTACAAATCAGAGAGTTAAGACACGAACATAGATTAAGTAGTATATCTAATCTCGGGGGCCTGATATTATTAACCATAAATGATATTAGGCATTTAAATAGATTGGATGACTTCTCCATTACCCAGTTACATAATCTGGGCATTAATAGTATCAGACACGCACACCACATACAAAATATATCATTAACGCAATCCCATAATATCAGGGTCGATGACCTACGCCACACCCACCACATAACCGGGGACATTCTACTTCCAATAACGTATAGCCTGTTGGTTAATAATCTTAGACATGCCCATAACGTAGATCCTTTGGTCCTTACACAAACACACGATCTCCAAATATACAACCTGAGACATACGCAACGCGTTAGTGAAATTAACTTAACCGGAGCCACGCTGCTTGTTATACAGGGGCTGAGACATATACACTACATCAATCCAGTATTTATCACCCAGAAGCACAACCTAAAGATTGATGGATTGCGCCACTTACATCGCCCGAACAACGTAATAGTATCGCCCGCAATACTGCTTGTAATTAACAATATGAGGCATGGGCATCTAGTGGATGGCTTATCTATTGCCCAAGCTCATATGTTGGGGATAAATAACATCAGACACGAACACAGAGTGGATCTAATATGGAGAATAATACTGGCCTGTATGGGTTTTTCCGATTTTTACACTAGACGTGCTACATGGTCCAGTGTGTTATCTAGGGACACCGACTTCGACGACTTGGAGAACAGATTAGCAGAATTCGATATTACGGAGTGTGACTAATGGCACTTGACACAGTTAACGAGAAAACCACAGCCTATGTAACCGCTTCATTCAAAGATAAGGACGGCAATCTGGCCCAGCCGACTACCTCATCATATACTGTACACGATGAGGATACCGGGGCGGAGCTTGTTAGCAGTACCGCCCTATCCCCTACCGGGGGGTCGGTGGAGATTGTTCTATCCGGAAACGCCATAAAGATGCATGACGAGACAAAGACCAAGGAAACGCACGTCATAACCGTTAATGCCACATATGCTGGCGGGGAGGAACTAAATGCCGAATTCAGATTCAGAGTTATTAATCTATCCCATGTCAGTAGCACGTAATGCCTATGGGAGATAATATATACGTATTAAGGCATTACTTAACAACCTAACCTATATAAGGAGATGAAATGGCAAAATATAAACTGCTTCTATTCGTCGTAGTCGCGCTGTTCCTTGTGGCTTTTCAGGTAGTTACTGAATTGTCCCAGGCCACGGAGGAGGTTATCACGCTTATTGTGGCCCTTATCCTTGGTCTGCTTGGGACTCGCCCTCTAAATTGGATTAAGCAAAAACTCGGGGTAGAGGACGAGATCGCTTTGCTTGTGTTGTATTTCGTATCTGGTGTTATCGGGATGCTTGGTCTGCTGGCATCTGGTCAGTTTTTCGAGATTGAATTCTCCTGGATGAATATTGTTTCAATTGGAGGTACTTTCATTCTTGCGGCCAAATATGCCTATGAACGTACTAAATCCCGATCTTAGATCTAGTGGGGCCATTCCACCCTAGCGGGTGTTTGGTAAGGAGGCTCCTCCTCCTGAGAGTCCGCCCCCGGTTCTCCCTCCGGGGGCGGTACATTATACTATATGCTAGTCATTGCATCCGCTACCCCCCGCCCCTCCGTCCGACCCGTCCCCGTCCGTCCCGTAGGGGTGCGGTGCCCCCACTACGGCAGCAGCTACTTGTAGGGCATGTGGCCAATTATCCGCTCTCATTTGGCTTAACATTCTTGCCCCCTGCTTTATTACTATCTGGACACCCGTTGTATCTTCCGTCAGTACCAGGGTAAGCATACTTTCTCTCCTCTGAGAAGGTAAATCCATCTCGGGATACTGCTACACATTCATAAAAGGGTGGAGCCAATGGGTCATATTCTAGGGGCGAATCTTGTTTGATTACCATAGTAACATCCCCGTTGAAAATTACCGCCAAGTTATGGAAATATTTAGACAGAAATCGAACTCGCCTTGCGGCATCTCCGGGAGTAAGGTATCTGCCCATATGCCTATCAGGTTTGCTCCTGTCTTTGGCTTTCATATATTGCTCCTGTATAACTACTATATAGTAATTATTGTAATATGTTACTGATCTCATCGCGGCCACTCTCCTCGGTATCAGTTAATTCGGTGCTGATACACCACATTCCACCTATCAAAGCACTGTGCTTGGTGTCCAATATCAACACATTTATTCCCTTGCGGAATTGTTTAGTTGCTAGCATTTTGATGTCATCTAGTTCGTTGGAAAAGCCCAGGGGCTCCTCAATGATAAATTTCGGTACTCCTTCCGTTTGCGTCCCCAGGAGTTGCCCTTTTGCCACCGAATATCTTGGTATCTTCTTCCGCGATTTTCCCATTATATTATCCCTGTAGTCCGGCTTCCACCGAATATAAACTGGTTTATTGCTCTAGCGTTGTCTTGGTCAAGCAGGTGCATCATAGTGCCCTCGCAGTCCAGGCATAGCCAATATTCGTGGCCGTGTGGGGTTATGTGCTTAAATTCCCCCGGTCGCATGCAGCGCTCTGATCTTTTGTATCCTGCATGCCATACAGTCCCCCTACATAGTCCTATTTTGTCCTTTTTCGGTCCCATGACATCTCTACTGCCTTCCCTCGTGCATATAAAGCTGGTAGTATTACTTCCCTGAATATGTCTGACCGGATCATTACAATGTCTTCATCGTATAAATCTTTGTTGGTGTGTAACACGACTATCGGTATGCGTTGCTGCCCGTCCGAGTCCATGCTCCAAGCCTCCTCATTTCTCATGGCCTGATCTATGGCATCCCGTATCCAATTAGGTATTAGGTTGATGCCACTTTTGCTTTCCCCCGCTATATAGTCGTCTATCCAGTCTGGATAATTACGCCCATGCATAGCGCCCAATCTGAACGCTGCCGGAAAAGCGGTTTTTGTATGGATAGTCCCGAACAACTCAGCATGTCTCTTCTCTACCTTCTTCCATTGTTTCGCCATAACTTCTCCTATCCTCCCGATGAACCCCATCCTCTGATACCACGCTCTGACTCTGGCAGGTGTTTAACCTCCTTTAACACCAACCCGTCCCCTAAGCATGGGATTAACAGTAACTGGGCTATTCTTTCCCCGGCCTTGATTATCTTGCAATGCCCCTTACGCGGATTTATCAAATAAACAAGAGCGTATATATGCCCTCTAAACCCCTGATCTATTACAGTGGGCACAACTGCTATCCCTTCCCTTGCAACACTTGATCTACCAATCACCAAGGCGGCCATATCTTTTGGTAGGGCTATGCGTATTCCCATCGGCACCTTGGTTGGTTCCGGTTCAGCCGAATATATAGTGGTGCGTACTGATACTACCATATCCACTCCAGCATCCCCTTCGTAGGGGGACTTTTTCAACCCCCCCAGTTTAGATACCTTTTGCCATAACAGTATGCGCGTCATGTTGTCCTCCTAACCTTATGGGCTAAGCGAAATCTCCATCTATCCGTGGGTTTGTTTGCTTTCCTCTTACTGATGGCCTTGCTAATTTCCCTTACAGCGGCCTTTGCCCCCACAAAACATCTCCCTTTCCATGCATGAGCAAGCAGGTATACAGGCAGAAAGGCTGGCGTAATGTCCTCAAGATCATCTGCGCCAAATGCTGCCTTATTGGATGTCCACACAATGACCGGGGTGCCCAATTCGAACGCTTCGAATGTTTCTATAGCCGTCCCCCAGGTTTCCACCAAGGGGGTGTAGTGTACCATTACAATGTCCGCCCGCGATAGAGCCTGTTTGTTAATTGCTACAATAGCTTCGGCATCCATCCGATTTATGAGGGGAACACCGGTTAGCTTGAATGCCTCGTATGGATTGTACAAGGTTACGCATCCACACGTTGGATCCCACTGACGAAATATGGTACTTTGTAACTCCTTCCTCCAAGCACCATTTTTATCCGCTCTGTCTATTGCCCCGGCCATATAAATCAACACGTCACTCCTCCTCCGTGGTACCTAGCATATTGGTTTCGATCCAAAATAGTAGTAACAACATAAACACAACTATATCCTTGGCCGAGTCCTTAACCTTATCCAATGTCTTTTTGCGGCTGATATATGGATCTGTGGTTTTAGCCCATCTAATTAGGAAGGTCCAATGTTTCTGGGCAAACTGCAGGATCTGATATTGTACCCATGTGTCCCATTCAGACGCGGATCGCTTAAAATTGTAGAAGGCATCACTGTCTATGCCGCCAGTGTATTGTCTCCCTTTCTCCTGTGCCTTCCCGGAGATTTCTCTAAATGTCTTATTCATAAAGTTACTGAATTCTAATTGGCTTCCCATTGCCATCTCCTCCTATAGGGTGATTCTTAATGGAATTACCGTACCGAAACCGGTACTTAAGAATTTCACCGGTACACCCAACAAATCCTCTACGTTGTTGATGCTATCCCACACCTCTTGGGTAAAGGCGCTAGGGTTGGTAGCTGTCGCTATCTCCGGGAACCAATAATCCAAGAACGTTAGGGCAATGGCGGTTGGTCTGGTTATAGTAACCGCTCTTCTTAATGCTTTGAAGTCAATCTCAGCTATTCGTCTAGGTTTCTTGGTGACTGTAGTTATCTCTGGCTCTTTAACATACCCATTGGTCTTCTTAGATAACCTATCCCAGGTTATCTCCCCAGGCAATGGACCGGATGGCCCCCCTACCCGGATTGGATATGTCCGCACAACCATAATCTTTTCCACACTATTTGCATTCTCGGCGGCTATACCGGTCTGAGCCAACATGCCCTGCGGTGTACATTCCCGGCTTGTACAGAATGGATAGTGTCCGGATGTGTATAGAGACAAAGCTACTCCCTGCGTTCCTTCAATAACCACATCTAATCCATCCCGCAATTTAGTATTCAGGACCATTGCTGTATCTATGCCCGGCAGCAATCCCGCAGAGGCCGGTAGGTTGGAGCCTATCCTATCCATTAACCTGTCTAGGTTTGTGGGACAACCCACCACCATATCCGGATCCCGCATTACCCTATCCGCTGTTGCGGCACCTACCCCCTCCCCGGTGGATCCAATGGTTCCCTTAAGTATACCCTCTCGGGACATGTGGCCGCGAGTAATCAAACCCACACTACTATCTAGTAATATGGTGGGCGCTGTACCAGTATATTCATACACCTGCTCAACCTCTTTGAAGAAGATATCCTCATGAATTAGCCCCGCGGCCCCAATAACGCCGATAGTATCTGGGGATATAAACAGCGTTGATGGTATAGTTTGGACGACCTGGGCTTTCCCGTTAGGTAATAAGAACGTGTGCCCTGCGTTTGGTCCCCCGACCCGTACGGCATATGCTTGATGTTGTCTACTTGACAGATATGCTACGATCTGTCCCTTTCCTTCTGACCCGTACTGACCCCCGTACACTATTGTTAGGTTTCCGAGTGCCATTGGTAATCCTTTCTAATACTGTATCCCGTATTTTGCCCGCCGTGCTATCACTAATCTCCCAGATAAAATCCTCCACCTCCATGTCTAGTAGCTTACAAAAGGCGTCTACTGTTGGATTATCAAATACCCCTCTGTAGTTGATTATAAGAGTCATCTCCATCCTATTTACTCTGGATAGCCCTATCCTATTCATTATTCCCATGGCTTTCCATCCGTAGGAAATTTAACCACATCTCTATATTCCGCTGGCACTGCATCCTCCAGTATAAGTTTTATCCCCTCCACCAATTCGCCTCCCCCAACGTCGTTGGGGGTTTGCTTGGGGCAAAAGAACACAACGGAGTCGTGCACCTGCAAGCGTAATATACCGGGACGCCATCCTTCAATATCCAGCATGGCCTTTTTTATTATCTCCGCTACCGTGGTCTGCACCTTCTGGTTAAACGCCTTGTAGCTTTCCTCATTTGGCCCAAAATACCGTGTTCTCCCCGTGAATATTTCTATTCGTCCGGATTTCTTGGCTACACGCTCCGCTAAAGATGTGGCAAGAGATATGCGGGGATATATCGATCTAAAGGCTTTTAGAATATCCGCCGCGTGGTCTACTGGTATTTTCATGCTATTTGATAGGGTATTCGCCCCAGCGGCATATATACTGGCCAGCGTTCCCCTCTTAGCCTCCTGCCTACGGGACGTGTCTCCCCACAGGTTATTTGCCATAACTACGTAAGGATCCGTGTCTGAATTCAGTGCATCTATTAAGCCCCTCTCTCTAGCCATTACAGCCGCCAACCGCGTTTCCATCTGTGAGTAATCCACGCTCCACAGCTTATCGAACCTTTTCGTATTGTATTTGCCAGGTCCTCTTTCCGAGAACATCCCGCGCATAGACCCAAAAGCCGCTCCTCTATCCTCTATGGGTATTGCCAATACATTCGGATTTGATGCGGCCATCCTGGCCGATATTGTGCCAAATGGGTCTAACAGAGCATGAACTTTACCATCTATGCTAGCATGTTCCCTAAACTTGTGTAACCACTTGCCTATAGCCCCCTGCAGCTGTCGCCATTCTAGTATCAACCTCACTTCCTCTACATCCCTGTAATGTTCCAACACATCACTTCTTACAGATGGCACCCCGTTTGGCCACGTGGCATTCCTTATTCTAGTAATATCGGCGCAGTATTGGGGTATTTCCCTTGTTTTATATAGAAAGGTCGCCACAGATGGGTTAGATCCAATATTCTTAAGCCCGAGCGACTTTAGACGCTTCTCGATTTCTCGCATCCTGCCGCTAAATCTGGCTTCTGTTAGCTGGCACCACTTAAAATTGAGTTTCAGCCCCCTCCGCACAAGATGCATAACCAATCGGGCATACTCCCTATCCTCGGAATATAGGGATCTCCTAATCTCCCTGGCCACCCGAGGCCTTAGTACCTCAAATAATTTTAATGTATTCTCGGCATCGCCGCGCCCATAATCGGCAACGAATTCAGTTGGTATACTTTCTAGTCTGTGTCTATTTGATTTCATCTTCACGTATTCCCCCGATATTTCATCCCCTACATATTTGGCGTAAAGATTACTTAGGCTGACGGATCCCTGCCACTCCAGTAATGGGGCCATATGCTGGGTATCGTGTGTGATTAGCCTTGGCATGGAGTCGCTAATGCGGAAGCACGCCCTGTTGTCAAACACTTCATTATGATATATAATGGTGTGGTTCTTGTGTATATCGTCCAGGGCTTGCTTTATGTTAATAGTACCGCCGGGCAGCGACATATCCATAAGGGACATCTGCCCAATGGGTGCTTTTATGTACACGGATTTCAAATCCCCGCCACTCCCCCTCCAGGCCAGCCCCATGCCCAGTACATCATCCTGGAAATATAGCCCCGTCGTCTCCGTGTCCAGAGCCACTTGCCTACCGGTGGTGTTGAGTATATCACGTGGATCATCTCCTATCCACATCCAGTCATCCATGCTCTGTGTACCTCCTGTACATTGCTGCTCCAGTGAACACACGCAAATGCCTATTGCTATTCATCTATAACATCCCTCATGGCTGTTAAGTCTATAGCATATACCCTGGTATTGGCTCCCATCATGCGTTTCTGCATGCCCTTTTTTACTACAAACCGGGCTGCGGCCTCTTCCGACAATTGCCTTTTTATTGGTTGAATGCCTACTGCATGGTCCCCTCTGGCTCGCATATCTTTTGCCCATTCGGCATGAGCCCTCCGTAGGTTGATGTACAACATACTATTATCCCCATCCCTCTCTACCACACCCCAAGTGAATGGCCCCTTCTCTTCTACTATTCCAGCTACATCTAGTATGAAATCATCAACCCACAGAGCCGTGCGCACGCCTCCCTCATCGTCTATAACCATTTGGGACACGTCAAATATGTGATTGGTCATCTCCTTAGTTACTTTCCTACCCGTAAATTTTGACCACACCCCCAATCCGAAGGATACCACCAGCATGTTATCGTATACCCTAGGGGAAACAAGCTGCTCCCATTGTCCAGATATTCTTTCCCTGGCCGCATCTAGTATCGGTACCGGGTTTATGCTTAATGAGTGCTTTATGAATTCTAGGCTGGCCAGCTCCATGGGGGGCATACTTCGAAATGCTTTCTGCCTGTCCCTAGTTAGGTTATCAGGAGACATTCCGACTTGCACTATACGCTCCTGCATGGCCGGGTCCATCACCATCTCTTCCCCGGCTATAATAATGGGGGCTGTTTGCTTAAATGACAACCGAGATAAATCCGATTGCCCTCTGTGGTCGGTGTCCTCTGCATACAAATGTCGCCAGTGGTCCCATATCTGTCTAAGCTTAGTGCTAGGCAAAGCATTTGGCCTGTATTCATCATAAAACAAGGGCACAGTAGCTGATGATGCTCCATAAGAGACCATCACAAAGCGAGTGGTGTCACAGAAAAAGATTTGCGGCTCCCTTGCTGAATACCCAAAAAGAGGCATCACCGTCCGCTGTATTAATTGGGTCTTCCCGGCCCCCCTTGTGCCATATAACATCAGTAAAGGGAAATGCCCAAGCCGCTCCATAAAAAACGGCTTAAATGGGACGGCAAAGCTCCATCCAATTACGGGAGTCATAACCCCTGCTGTGTTTAGATTCCATAAATCTCGTGCGGCCTTTTTTGCACGATCCTTTGAGAAACTCTTCTCCGGCGTACGAATGTGAATAATACCAAAATGTTCTGGCCTGTGATATGTGTATCCTGTACCTTCCGTTTCTACGCCGTTTGGGGTTACAACTCCTTTTGGTGTAACCCATATGTCTATTCCCTCCTCGGTAGTATACCGCCCAACCCTGGTTACAGCTATTTGGGTCTCCAGATCGATGGAAGTAAGATGTGATTTTAGATATTGACAGTGTACATCACTACCGTACCAAGCATACTCAGCCCTGGTTAGCTTCCGCAGCAACATAGCCTTGCTTGAGAACGCGCTAACTGGCACGTCCATTATATCCTCCCTGCCAGTTTGCGCTATGGCCCTGACCCTAAGTACATCCACATCATCCCCAGGCATCTCTAGTCTAGATAATACCTCCATAACGAAGTTGGATATAGATTTTTCCAATATTCCACTTTTATTTATAGATTGATATATATACGAATGGTCCCGTTCCACCAGCCTAGGAAATTTAGATCCAGCGGCATCAGGCAGCCTGCCCACTGCCGCTCCCCCGGCCCGTGCCTTAGCAGTACTGTACACTGGGCATGATGGGTTACAGAATTCGGAGTCCAGCCCCACAAGATCACTCGAACACGGCAGGCCATATCCTGCTCCGGAGAAGGCGCTATTCAGCTTTACATTTAGCTCCGTATCCGTTAGTGGGGGTTTATTGCCTTCGTTGGCTTTCGCTAATACTAACCAAGCCGCATCCTTTGGAATCTGCTGCCTGTGTAGATATGCGGCTAATCTAAACATAGCCTCATCTCTGGCCCCCTCCTTCACTCCCTTTCTAAAATGGCTTATACAAGCTAGCGTGGCAGGCCCCCCATCATCTACCACCGGCATTACAGCCTTCTCCGCTTCCAAGCGCATTTCGGCCACTCGCCTTACCAAACCATGCGGGGCAGGTTCTATTGGTAAATCCGGATCTTCTTCATTCCCATCTATTTCAAATGGTAAACCAAATGCATTGTGTAATACGCCAGTGTTTCCGGTTCTCTGATGTACTCCTAAAGGTAATCTGACCAAATTACCTAAACCTTCTGCCCGTATGCGGTCCTGTTTTGGGTACAATTCCACCGGGTAGGATAATTCTATGCCTTCCAGTATTGATCGCATAAAAGCACGTGCTAGCCTGGCTTCTATCCAGTCATCGAAAAATATCCATACATGCCATCCTCTGCCCCCCGTCCGTTCTATAAGCACCGATGTATCCGGTACATCTATAACGGCGTTGCGGGCGATGGTCTTTGATAAGGAAGGATCGTCTTGGTCTATATCAAAAGCCACCAGACGTACTCCATTATCCTTTGGCCTTATAAGATACAAACCCGCCACTATATCCCCCACCAAATGTTTCCGAATGATTAGGGGGGACAGTGGCCGTTTTATGGGTCTATATCCCCTACCCTTTTTGTAGGCTAGAGCATGGTATCCGGGTCTACCTATAAATAATTCAGAATACTTCATGATTTCTCTAGAGCATGTAGTAATGGATGCACAATAAGCTCCGTATCCGTTTTCTTGGATGCTGTGCCCCTAACCAGCACATCCCTAAACGAAATAAATTCAGCTCGTGTAAAAGACATAATTCCAATAAATGCCCTATGACGGGTAGACGACTCCACAAATAACTGGATCGTTACCGCCTTATCATTAACGTTGACTGGTTGCATTACAAGTTTCATTCCTGGTCTCTTTCCATGGTAATGTCTCCGTCCGGGTGTGGGTCCAAGCTCTCACATACAGCATTGGTATCCACATATACCACCGTAGCCCCAAATCCCATCATTATATACATTCCCACTGCCTTATCCAGGTGGAACTTACACATTGGTATGGGCTTTCTTTGGGGCTCCACTAGGAATCCGATAGATGGTCTGCCACATTCGTTATCCATAAGTCTATCCTCCCAAATGCGTACCGACGATGGAACCACTATTTTGACCCTGGCAAAATGCCGGGCAGGCGGAGGAACCCCTTCCAGTCCGAACCCACCCGGCATTGGGGGTAATCTTCATTCTTTGTGCAGGATTGTCCTGTTTCCATATTACCGCCCACTATCTGCCCCATCACTAACGCTATTTCTTGGTAGATGCTCTCCGACGGGTTGTGGTCTTTTTCTTTGCTGGGGCCTTCTTCTTTGGCTCCGGTTGGGGCTCACTATCTGCGGCGATAAACCGGGTTATCGTGTTGGTCATCTCCCCCTTCCTGCTGCCTTGTTCGATCTCCTCCAAACCAACTCTGGCCCGGATCTTAGCCCCGAACAGATCAAATACGTTGAATTCGATTTCGTCGTCTTCCTCGACGTCATCAAATTTACCGTATACTGCCTCCACTAACTGGGTCACCCGCCATTGGGCAACCGGGGATATGTTCTCCCACACCACTTTGTTATCCAGGCTAGGATCGGCGTCACTGATCCTGAATTCAATATGGAAATATGGGTTCCCTGACTCCTTCCCGGTACGTACTTCCACATCCTGAATAATCATATCATATTCCCCGGCGGGTACCGGCTCGAATGATGAGCCTTTGTATTTTACCTTTACATTACCCTCATCATCGATGTAGTATTCTTCTTGCTTCTTTGATGCCATGACCTCTCCTCCTATTTCTTGGTTGTCTTTCTTGGAGCCTTATGATATCCTAGCTCCTTTACAATTTCTCCGAAGAACGGCATAAACATATTTGGGGGTACCCCGTCCTCCCCCATCTCATCTAATTCCAAAAAACCAGGCAGAAAACCTGTCCTATCCTTGGCCATAATGCCTATGCGTCCCTGTAAGGGGTCTATCTCCTCCGTACATAGAAATCTAGTTATTTCACCTCCTCTGTCCGTGGTTTTTCCCATAAAAACAATCGCATCTAGCAACTCCTCGCAGGCATTAAGCCCAGTGTCGCTCATCCCAGCAGGCCTGTACACAATGCGGGGTCCATCCCTGTCCTCCTTCATATGTGTAATCCACATAATCATTTGGGGCGCGAATTGCGTCATAGATAACTGACGCCTAAGCCAGTTGGTAGCGATGCCATAGTCGCCTAATTCTATGTGCAGGCTGTCTCCGGTAAGAGCCTGCAAGTGCCTACTCCTGAGAGCAGATACTGTATCTATTGCTATACTACGATATTTGGACGGGTTGCCTCTACCCGTGGTAGCCGCCTTCAAGAACGCGGATATTTCCTTTGATGGGTCTTCCTCTGGGCTGATTGTGTAAATATCGACCTGATCCAATTCGTGATAAAGCCACCCCGAGCCACCTTCAACATCCAGGATGGCAACAGGCCTAGGCATTTGGCTTGCAATAGTTGTCTTCCCCGAACCGGGGGTGCCATAAACCATGCAATGAAATCCTTTAGGTTTTGGCTGGCCTTGTTTCATTGGTTGACCTCCTTATCCATTCTAACTACTTGGTCAGGTGTAAACGATTCATGCCATTTTATCTTGGACCTGTATGAAGTGCTTTTGGATTCGTAGTCCGCGTTTAACGCCCTGGTCAACCCACTCTCACCCTCAGTCTGGTGCTTGATGCACGGGTATTTATAGTTACAGAAACCGCAATACATAGACCCTAAGGATTTACTGCGATCCGGATTACTTAACATCTCAGCTGCCTTGGAATGTACCCATCTCCTCCATTGCTCGGCCTCCTCGTCCGTAACTTTTATTGGGTATCTCTGAATGTTATCTGACTTTCGTCTCTTGCCAAAAACGTTTAGCACCGACCGCTCTACAGGAAAACCCAATTCCCTAGATGCCCATGCATATATACCCATCTGGGGATATGAAATGGTGGGATGATCCAACTCATTCCTGCGCGGGTGATTAGCCTGTAGCTTGTGGTCCCAAATCTCTATGGTTTTTCGGCGGGCTACTATCAGATCCATTATACCAACGAAGAAAATGTCGCTGTATGTGTCACTAAAAGAATACCAGGGGGGGCCTATCTCATCCATTAGAGATATATCCAATGGGATCTTAAACGCAAACTCCGATGCAATGACGGATCTCGGCTCCTGTTCTTTGTACCTCTCAATATGGGCTATATATCTCAACACCCAATCCAGCATTTGCTCCAGGTCCTCCCCCCTCATTCCCTCCCTCCTGAGCTTGGCTCGGAGAGCCTTTCTATTCCGACGTTTATATCCAGGATTTGGCTTACGCACCTCCGAATAAATGTAATCCATTATGCTATGGAAAATCGTTCCGTAATATAGTGGTTCGGCCACCTTCCTCGGCGTCCACCCCAGCTCATAATTCAACTGGTACCTCCAGTGGCATGTCATCCATTCTCTCAGACGTGACCACGATATAGACATCGATTTCTTTACTGTGGTCACATTAACCTCCCCAGTCTTATCTTCACGATACCTCCTGTATGAGATATATGTACCCGTATCCCACGGCTAGTTTGGCGTGCCATACTGGTATTGTCACGGTAGAGCCATCCTCTAATTCCCATTCAATAGATGTATAATCTCCGGCCTCCTCTCTGTTTACGCCTATAGCTATAGGTAGACCCCCGATGTTATCCTCGTACCATAACAGGCAGTCCGATATCTCATCCAGAGGATCGGCCTTATTTTGTACTTGTAATAACCTACCTACCGGCATTTCTTTATGTTCCACCGCTTTATTTACTGATTTGCGCAGCCGGGGGTCCTTGCGTAGCTCTTCATCTAATAAATAAGATTCGTTTTTGGCTGTTGGGTGCTTGCTTGGATCGTTTTTATTGGGGCACTTCTCGTATTCGGGCCATCTGGCGACCCTATCATCCTTGCCAATCCTTTCCCGCATACGTATAAATTTTCTTGGATACCCACATACGGTACATGCCTGGGTTTTAGGGGTTGGCTTTTTCTTCCTCGCCATGGGGTTCCTCCTGTATAAGCTCCAGAGCCGATGACACCGAACGCCATCTATAGCCACAATATAAACACCGAACGGGAACCTTTGTGGCCCTCTTCTTGCCCCTATTCCCCTTCGGCAAAAAATGGCTGTCGTTGGTAAGGCTCCCCCTCCGGAAGTGTTTCAAGTTATGGTTTAAACATCTTGGGCACCTAAATGTTCTCATCTTGATAGCCTGCCATGTCATCCTTTGTCTTACCGAATGCAACTGAAATGTGGACTCCACCAGGGACCACGGTCGGTCCCTACATGTCTATTATACCACACATCGCCATGTCCTGTCAAGATACATTTTATTGCCTCTAGCGTCCGCAGCTACTAGATGGGCCATTCCCATACGATTATTTCTCTAGGGGAATGCGGCCTGCCCTTAATAGTGACGCCATCAACCGGGCTTCCTTTCGTCACCCCTAGATCCAGTCGCAATCTTATATCATTATCTCTTAGCAAAGCTTTCATTAAAGGAAATTTGCCGCCCCAGTCCAACGTAAACTCTCCGGATGGTTGCCATATTAATTCATGCACTTTATCTGGCAAAACTGTGTCCCGGTGATGTAAGGCAGCCTTCCATATTACCTTCATTCCATTAATTAGCTGGGTTTTGGATCTACATACGGGGCAGCGCGTTTCGTTTATTACTTTGTGATGTGTAAATGCCTTCTCTTCTGCGGTGGGTTCCAGATCCCCCCCATCCGTTTGTTGCTTCCGAAATGAAACCGCCTGAGCCCCCAACCCTCTTGCCCATGCTATATATCTATATACTCCACCTGCACGTCCGTATTCGTCTAAACCACACGGACGTAGTACACAATTAAACGTTACATCTATGCCATGTATGTTCAATATTGATATATATCTACGTAATTGGGCATCCGTAGGCATTAGATATACCCCGAACACATTTACATTAACAGAGTTGCTTGACGAATATCGGCTTATATTTACATGATCCACTTTGCCCCTAAGGCGGCCTGCAACCTCTTCGTCAAGTGATAAGGCATTAGTGGTTAGCACTACCTTTTTCCATCTAGATCTATCGATAACGTTCAACACGTTCACTAGATGTTTACTTATTAGCGGCTCGCCCCCCGTTATACTTATCTGCCAGAAGTCCTTTGGTAACGCGTTCAGATTCCTCTCAAGCTGCTCCAACCACCCCGCGGCCACTACAGCCTTGTTGTAGTTAATAAAACAGAAAGCGCAATTAGCGTTACACCCAGGCAAAACAATTGAAACATTAGGATCCTTTGCTATCTCCATTTTGATCTCCTGTTCCCGTAACAGTGTAACAGTCCGTAACAATCGCCGCCCTCCACGCTGTTACGCCCCGGAACCACGGAACGGTCCCGATGGGTATCCCCCCTACGAGTCTTCTATAAATATATTAATATTATAATTGTAACATCCCGTAACGTCCCGTGGAATAGGGGCCGACCCCCCGTACTGTGTCCCCGGCACCCCTATTCCGGGGGCTGTTACGGATCGTTACGGTGTTACGCATCCCTTATCCCTCTCAAATAAGTCTCGACAGCACTTTTTTCAGCGTAATCAGACCCATTGATACGATCCATGCCGTAAGGATCCCGGCCAAAACCGCTTGTCCCAAGCTTCCCCTAGACGCCGAGATTATCCCCAATGTGATTAGCGCTGGCACCGTCAGGCACAAGATCATCGACAACAAAATAGAAAACGTTAGACGTATTAGATTTCGACTGTTCCTCATCTGCTGACCCCTCCACTACATTAAGAATTCTTTTTACAAACTTATATGGAACCAAATACCCCCCAGGGTTTACATCAGCTACAGCATTGTCAATCAAATATGACCCAGTAGGTATATTGGGCACAGAGGATATGGGATCGCATGCTGGCGCTACAGCAGACCCTGGTATAGGTAACATAATGCCTCCTACAAGGGTTACTAGCGATTTAATGAATGAGCGCCTGTTCACGGCTCACCCTCGCGCATTGCTTTTCGCCGCTGCCGGTCTCGCTCTCGCCATCTCTTACGCCTAATGCGTAGCATCTCGGCGTTCCGTTCCATCTGGTGCTCCTCACATAATTTCACCTGGAACACGTCCATGGTACGGGTGCGACGGGTATTGGTACATCCCCTCTTAGTGCACTTGATTAGAACCGTTCTGTCGTTCCCTTCCCCCTCTATTTTACCCACCACCCATGGATACTTATCCTTCAACTCTTTCGCGGTCATTGTCTTGCGAGGAAACATCTTCCTCATTTTCTCCGTAACCGGGTTTATTTTTTTCATCGTTCCTCCCTAATACTAGTTGCATGTCTCCTTTGATTTGCTGGGATACAGCTAGTAAAGAATCTACGGCATACGCCAAAATACATATTTCGTTAATTAGCGTATCCAGTTTTGCGTCCACCAGTCGGGCTCTGGCCATAGCTCTCTGATAGGACATCCATCCAGCTCTATTGCTTGCCATGGGTTCCTCCTATACATCTGTCAACTGTCCCCGGACCTATCGTCCATCTCCACACTATCCCGCTTCTGTTAAGCGCTGATCCGTCTCTGTGCCATGTTGCAAAGGTCCAGCTGGGGTGCTGGCTGTTGCATAGCGCCCTAAGATATTTGTCTGGGTATCTAATGTCTGGCCTGAGCTTTCCCCTACATATTAGCTTGGCACCATATGTATGGACAGTGTACATACCGCCACCCACTCCATTATAACACAGGGACGTCCCTGGTGTCAAGATACACTTGGACGAATCTCGCCCACATAAAAGTATAGATTTTGTAATTTCATATGTACATGATGCCAGATTTATAACTATATCGGCGATTACTGCCCCTCTTTGTCTCTGGGCACTTGCACTTTGGGTTCCATATTGCTTTTCGTGGCCACATCCACTACCATTAGAAGCAAGTCAAACATTCCATATACCCTTAGCAGCTCCTCCTTAACGCTAATCAGCCTGTTGCTTAATTCGATCCAGGTTTCTACCCCCTCCACGCAAGCTGTACCGGATACTTTCACGTATTCCCTTTCCGTCTCTGCCGCGTTCTCCACAGCCTTCTTAATGGCGGTTAATACTGGGGATATCATCCATACTTGCTCACCTGGATTCTTGTCGCTCATCCGCCTATCTCCTACATCCACGACCATCGATTAATTTTCACATCGACGACCATTGATTAACTTCCGTAGACGTTAATCCATTGCCCCATCTATTAGTTTATGTCTATGCTTCCCTGCCCCACCAACTCGGGGTAGGCACATTAAGATCATGCTCCCCGAGTATGAAAATTTGTGATTGATTAACATGGTTGACCCCCGGACATCTCCGGGGGCCAGTTTAATGGATTTCGGCCTATCGGTTCCATATTTTGGCTTCTTTCTCGTGTGCTGGTTTATGTACCATTAATTTACTCCTTAAATCCCAGCTGTGTAGCCACAAGGTTCCTGATTTTATTAAGGATTTTCTCGTAGGCATCTTCCCAGATTTCCATAGCTTCTTCGTCATCTCTGTTAATGGGCTTGGATATACCATACTCCTGTTCGACCCATCTGCAGATGGACTCGTGGGCGCTGTCTTCCCATTCAGTTATTACATCCTCTATATGTTCTGCCAGGACATCCGCACCGGCTTTTATTTCCATTTCATCAGCTCTACCCAACCAATCTGATGTAGGCAGCTGCAGGAAACACGACAATTCACAATCTTCCGGGCTTATAAGCCAGAACCCGAAGTCAGCCCCATCTCCGGGGTGTGCACCGAAGTAATAACCGGGTGAGGCTAGATCGGACAGCGCTTCATACAAATCTCCAAACAGATGTGGGGCCATCTCTTTCTGTTTGTTATCAAATGGGTCTCCCCACGCGAGTTTGCTCCGGTAGTGTGGCCAGCCCGTCTCCAAGTATCTTGCGGTTATCCTGGCCGCCTCCTCGGGGTCGTGTTCTTCAAGCAAGTACATAAATATCGGTATCAAGTCCTCATCTCGTAAGGTACCGTGCGAGACGCTACCAAAAAGACGGGGTTTGGATTCCATGTGGTTTTGATCCGGATCGTAAGCATCTGGGCCGCATTCATCCCAAGCATCCGCGGATACAACGGCTGTGTATGGATCATCTATCGGAAATGCGACCATCTCAAATCCGGATTTGTCCCGAAATTTTATAGGCCGGTGGTATATTCTTGATATAGCTCGGGCCGCATTGTACGGTGGGTCTTGCCCTACCCATTTGAGATCTATGGGCTCCTTGTACTTAATCTTCATGGGGTTCCTCCTTAGGATGGGGGCGGATTTCTCCGCCCCCGACCAAGATGTGGGCGCTAGCGCCCAACCGATCGGTACATCTGACCTAGGCGCTTGTGCCCAGCTCTGAGGTACCACTTCTGATGGAAAGTGATTAGATCCTGGGCGGTGGCTTTTGCATCTCCCACGATCTTCTCAAATTCCTTACGGGCTTCTTCTGCGGCTCTGTCCATCTCTTCACGTGTTGCCATTGGATTCCTCCTGTTTCATTTACCGAGCGGATTCTCGGTCTCACGCCCCCCGGTCTACGATCAGGGGGCGTGAGACCGATTCCCGGCAGCCTCATAACGATTGGGAAGCTGCCGGGATTGAACGGGCATCTATGGGGCGATGGGCTCCTTGCTTGCCTTCCGGCGGCGGGCTCGACGGTTGGACAGAACGTGCTCTTCGCACATTCTGACCTGAAACAGATCCGATGTTGCCACCCGGCGTCGGGCTTTGCATCCAGGCTCTTGACAGCGGATCTCCACCGTCTGCTTGCCCTTCCATTTGCCTTCCTCCTCAAATCTGAGGGTACGGGCGACGATGTAAGGGTATTTATCCAGAAGGGCGCTTTCGGTATAGCGCTTCGGTTTACGCCCAGCGGAAGCCTTCTTGCTGGCGGCAGGCTTCGATTTCTTTGTAGCGGGTTTTGATTTCTTTGGGGCAGGTTTGGGGGCTGCCTTACGACGAGTAACCTTCTTCGTAGCCATCGTTATCTCCTTTTCCTTCCTGAGAGTTTTGCCCCCATTCGATCGCCCAGGGGGCTGGGCTGGCGTCATTCCACGTCTCCATTATATCACAAGGACGTCCTTCTGTCAAGATTTGTTGGTCCCGACATTCGTTGCATGTCGCTCCTTCCGTTCCTTCGCGTACTAGTGAAATTTCTATCCTATATTCTATTGAAATTCTCCTCTCACTGATTTTCCTACACTCCCATTGTAACACATCCTGCTTGGTCCCCCACGACAGGGGGCTGACAGTCGCCTGACAACCCGCTGACGTAGGGGTGGGATTTATATAAAGGGCCCCATGGGGAGTTCCAGATTTTCATACATATCCCGAATCTTTTTGGCTGTGGCTATAGCGGTCTCATTTCTGGCATCGACGCGTTCTTGATCCGAGATTCCTGCAATGGCTCCAATCAAAAAGCAAATCATGGAGCGCTGCAGGGTTCGATGTAGTTTCCGCAGATGCTTGCCGAATTTTACACCTGAATTGTAGTCCCTTCCCATGACGTTTATCCATGTTTTAAATATGGAGGCCAGAGCTTCCTCATCGACATTTCTTGCTATGGTCCATATGCTGACCATGTGCTTGCCTTCGTTTTTGGTATTAACTTCAATCTCTTTGGTTCCCATCTTGGTCTCCTTTCGCTTGCCGATTCATTTTGGCCTCTACCATCAGGCCGCCATCGATGCCACGTGTGTATGGCCATTAACGTTTTTCATGTACACCTCCTTTAATTTGTCAGGTGTACCCGTCTAAATCTTCCGGTACACCTTCTCAAAACTCTTAGCCATGGTGGCTTAGATTTTTGGGAAGAGGCACCGGGGGGGCCTTTCAACCCCCCCATCATTACCGGCTGCCTAATCTTCTATGTAGGCTGCATCCATGGACGTCAAAATTCTTTCGTAGTGCACGGCTGCGTCTGCTCGGTCGTGTGGAAGCAGGTACATCTCTTGCCATACTTCCATCATGTCAAGGGTTCGATCCTCGACGACGAGAGAGACTTTGACGTAGTGGTTGTGCTTGCCTCGGATATTGAACACGCTGTCCAGATTGAATTTTATCTTGCTTAGTCTGGACTTTCCGTTCTGCTGCTCTGGTTTTCGCCCTTCAGACATTTGTAGAACCTCCATTGATTAGGTCTTCCATCGACGACCATCGATAGCCATAGATCCAACCATCGATAGCCTTGCTTGGTCCCATGGGCATGGTTCAGCACGCGCCATAGGCCCTCACCTCCCTGCCCTACTTAGCCTTGGTAGGGCGGGGGGGTCAAGGTCTGACGGTTTCCAAGGATGCAGACCCACCCAAGCCCAAACGCACCGAAGCCGCCCGGACGGGGGCGGCTTCGGATCGGGATCGGAAAGCTTTCAT